GATGTGCCAGTAGGTGATATAGCTCAAGTAGTATTAACAGATGGTTTTCAAAAAGGATTATGGAATCCAGATTTAATGTTATTATTAATGGAACCTACTATGTATATGATTATAGCTTTTGCAGAAAAAGCAGGTATACAAGACTATGTTACTTATGAAGGTGAAGAAGATGACCCTGAAGACGAGGATGAACAATTAGCAGGTATTGAAGAAGCTATTAATATTGCTCAAAGTAGAGTAGTATCTAAAGTAAAGTCTGGAGCATTACCTAGAGATATAGAAGAAAAATTAAAAGAATTTACACCCCCAGCACAACCAAGTTTATTAGAAAAACCAAAAACAAAAGAACCAGAAAGTTTATTAGGTAGAGAGGAATAATATGGCAATAGAACAATTAGGTGAATCTTTATTAGCTCAAGCTAGAAGTAAAAGAAAAAAAGAAGAAAAGAAAGGTAAAATTTTTGGTGCTGTTCTTTTAGGTACACAAGTAGGTAATATTTTTTTACGTAAACAAGCTCAAAAAAGAGCTGATGAATTTTGGAAAAGTAATATAGGTTTAGTAAATCAAAAAGCTAGTCAGTTTGATACAGGTATTAAATTTTGGACAGACCATAAAAATATGATGAAAAAATATGGAACTGGTACAGAAGATGTAAATTGGGAAAATGCTTTTAGGCAGCAACAATATGATATATACAGACAAAGAGAATTAGGTAATGCTCAACCAACAGATATAAGTGAATTTAAAAATATTATCAATTCTAAAATTGCAGATGATTTAAATGCATATAAAGAAAAATTAGATTTATTTAAAAATTTTGAAAATATTGGAAGAACTGAAGCGGATATTAAAGTTGCTAAAACAGCATACATTAAACCTGTTCAAGATAAATTAAATAAAGCTGCTGAGTTAATTCAAAAAGAAAGTAATGTTGGTGGTTATTTATTAAATAGAATTGGAATAGGTAAAGATAGACGGAAAGTTGAATTAGAACAGCAAGATGTATTAGGAACAAATTTATTACTTCCTAAAGGTTTTGATACTTCACAATTAAAAATTGATATTGAAAGTAATAATAAATTTTTAACAGAATTATCTGATATAAACAATAAAGTAATGTATCAACCTATGACAAAAGAAGAACGTCTTAGTGTTTTAGGTACATCTTCAGTTTCAGCTCAACCAATAGCTAGTCATCGCACAAGTTTAAATAGAGCTTTAAGTGCAGAACCAGATATAAGAGCACAAAGTACATTGAATGAATATTCTTTTACAGTTAATAATAAAGATGTAAATATTAGAAAGCTATATACTATGTTACAAGATGACAAGCAAGGAGGTCAAGAAGCAGCTACTAATTTTGTTTCTAGTATATTAACTTATTCTAGACAAGCTGAGTTAGATTTTGAAAAACAAAACAAAGAAGGATTAGTTAAGTCTGCAGAATATTTTTTAAGAGAAGGAATAGAAAAAGCTATATCCAATCATTTTACAATTAATGGTGAGGCTTCAGGATATAAAGGAGCTGCAAATAGTTTTGACCCTAATGAAAAATTTAGTTTACAACTTCCCGGAATGGAAGAACCAAAAGAATTTAAATTAGGAAATATACAAACTAACTTTTCTAATATGTTAAATGAAGGAAATAAACAAAAGATTGACATGTATTTAAATGTTTTAAAAGATAATAAATTAGATATAATTCATCCTGTATTTTTTGACACATTAGAAGATTTATATAGGAGAAAATTTAAAGAGCCAGAAAAAGACATACTTGCTAATGCATTACAATCAGGATTTAAACCATTTGGAACAGGTTAGTTAAATGGAAGAAAATAATTTTTTTACATCTATAATAAATGATTTAAACTTTTTAGAAGATTCTACAGATAAAGAAACTGAAGAAGAAAAAAGAAAAAGAGAGGAAGAAGAAAGATTAAAATTAATGCAGCAATCTTTACAAGAAGAACAAAGTATTGTTGAAAGTAAAGAAGAGCCTATTAAAAAACAAATAGAAGTTCCTGTTAGTGTTTCTGATAAAGAAATGTTTGATAGTATTATTAATGATTTAAGTAATAGAGAAGAACAAGAAATAGATTATACTTCATTAGACGGTATAAGCACTACTAGAAAAATACAATATGGTGCAGCACAAGAACCTACAATAGCTGGAAGTAGTTATAGACTTTTAAAAGCTGGAGTACAGTCTGTATTTTCAGATGAAACTTTTAGAGAAGCAGCACAGAGAATCGAAAAAGATAGACAAGAAAAAATATTAGATGAATATCCTGAGTTCAGGGGTAAAAAAGAAGACCTTACTGTTTTAAGTGGTAGATTAGGTGTAGCAGTTGCTGACCCAGTTACTTTTTTTATTCCATGGGCTAAAATTGCAAAAGCTGGAAAAATTACTCAAGCTGCAATAGGTGCAGGTGTAGCTGGAGGAGATGTTGCCTTAAGAGAAAAAGCATTATATGGAGATGTAAGTTTAGGTAATGTTGCTATAGGTTCTTTATTTGGAGCAGGTAGTACAGCTTTAGGAAATGTAATTGCAAAAAAAATAGGAGCTTCTAAACAAGAAGAAAAACTTTTAACTATTGATAAAGATGGTAATACTGTTACCACTACTTTAAAAAATACCGACCCTGTATTCACAGGACCTTTACCGGAAAAAACACAAAAAGCTTTGTTGGAAATAAGCGAAGATGCTTTTGTAGTTTCTCAACCTTTTATAAATAGATTCCAAGATAATTTAAGTACATTAGGTGTAAAGTTTCAAGAAAGAGATTTAATTATTTCTGAAATAAATAGAATTAAAAAGAAAATAGCGAAATCAAAAACTTTTGAAAATATAACTTTACCTTCTGAAGTACCTGCATTAAAAGGAATTAGTCCTAAAAGAACACCTGCAGAACAAAAATTAATTAATGAATATAGAAGTATAAATGACTACGATAAACAATTAATTACTTTACAAAAAGAAATTGACGATATTACATTCGTTCAACAACCTAAAAATATAGCTATTGTTGGATTACATTCTTTGAAAAAAGCTTATGATGCTGGTCAGTTAAAAGGTAAGTTAGGTGAAAATTTAACAAGAGCAATGGTGCATGAGTTAGTAAGACCTTTAGCTGGAGCTACAGCAGGTGGATTAGTAGGTTTAACTTTTAGTGAAGGTGAAACTGATGATGCTTTAAATAGAGCAATTATGTCAGGATTAATTTTAGGATTTGCAAACAAACGAATTGAAAATTCTCAGTTTAAAGTTTCTCCTAGAATAAGAGATACTTTTTTAGGTGAATTAGATTTAAATTTTAGAAAAGATTTTAGAACTAAAGCTAAAATTTTATTTGCAGGTAGTCATTCTGCAAAACTTCAAGCTGAAAATCCAGTGCTTCAAAAATTTGGAGCAGATTTATTTAAAATACAAGGAGCTTCTACTGATATAGGAGAAGTTGCTAAAGAGGCTGTTGAAGAATTAACTGCTAAAGCTCAAGACCATTATAGAAAAGCTTTGTATGATATTACACAAAACGTTGATGATGAAACATTATTAGCAGCAGGTAGGTTAGTTCAACAACATAAAATGCCTGAAAAATCTAAACATTCTTTTTTAGAAAAAGGAGACTTAGAAAATACTGAAGCTGTTACTGTAGCAAATAAACTTTTATCTCTTAACAAATCTTTTAAAGAATATGTTGCTAAAACCGGAGTATTTTTTAAAGAGGAAGATGCTTATGGTATGACTCAAATTTTAGATACTGATATGGTAAAGTATTTAGGAAGAGAAAAATCAATAAATGTTCTTACTGGTGCATTTAGAATACAAAATAGAAATCAAAATTTAATAGATGATACTGTTAAATTATTAGACACTAAAGAATTAAAACAAAAAGCTATAAATTATTTAGATGGGTCTGATAATATTAGAAGAACAGAAATTGTAAATGCTCAAATATTAGAAGATAACATGCTTAGAATGATAAAAAATAATGGTAAAGTTACAAAAGATAATGAAACTATTATTCAATCAGCAAGATTTTTTGATAACGAAAGAGTTTTATTTGACCAAGAAGCTAGAGCTTATGCTAAACAATTATTTATACAAGACCCAGAATTTACAAATTTAAGATTGTTTGAAAATACTATACCTGTTACTGAATTTGCAAGAAGATTTGGTTCTCAAGGTCAAGGTTTAAAAGATGTTATAAATGACCTTAAAAAATATTATAGTCAATTTGGAGATATTGAAACTAATTTATCTTTAAAAAAATTAATTAATCAAGATATAAAAACTATATCAGATACTGTTAATGCTAACTTTAAAGTATATGGATTAAATCAATTTGGAAGCCAGTCTGATGCTTGGAGAACAACTGTATTAGCTGTACAAGCTTTATTATCAACTACAAAACTTGTAAAAGTTGCATTACCTTCATTAGGTGATTTAGTACAAGTTATGCAGAACGGAAGTTACAAATCTGCTTTTAATAGTTATGTAAAACAATTTAAAACTTTTAGAAAAGATTCTGTTAAACCTTCAGAATCTTTAGCTTTAAGAGGCGGTAATATAAAAGAAGGTATACTAGGTAGAAAATTTAGCAATAGAAGATATAACGGAGCATTACAAAAAGAATTAAGTGATTTTAATTTAACTGCTAACACAAATACTCAAAAAAATATTTTAAGATATCAAGAAAGATTTTTTGAAATTGTTCAATTAGGAAGAATAACTAGATTTGCTAGAGAGTTTGCTTATGATGCTGGTGCTTTTAGAGCTTTTGATTTAGGTGTTTTAGCAAATAAAGGTAAGTTAAAACCTGCTAGATTGAGAGAATTAAAATCTCAATTAGGTTTAACAGAAGAAAATGCTAAATATTTAGGTCAGTTTAAAAGTATGGACGAAGCTTACGCTGATAAAACAGGTAAAATTTTATTGGATAGAGCCGGTAGAAAAGCTGCTGATAGAGATGCATTAATTCCTACAGTTGGTAATAGAAGATTATTTTCACAATCTAATAATCCAAGTGTTAAATTTTTAGGAAGTTTTTTATCTTGGGCTCAAGCTAAATCATCTCAAACTAATTCATTACTAAGAAGAATAGAAGATGGTGATGCTAAATTAGCTGTAATGATGTTAGCAAGTTTACCTATTTATGCAACAATTAGACAGTTACAAGTTGCTATAAATCCTAATGAAGAATTTAGAAAAGACTTTGGTAGACCTTTTGAAAGCAAAGAAAACTTTTTAAAATTTTTAGGAGATACAGGAATATTCTCAGGTCAATTTCTACCTTTCTGGGCGGATAAAATTTTTAGTTCTCTAAGATATAATAAAGATGATGCTATAGAAAGTTTATACCCAGCAGCAGGAATGATAAATGATTTTTGGAGTGTAGGAACAGGTGCGGTTGAAGGAAAACCTATTTCCTCAACTGTAAAATTTATTGAAACATCAGTGCCTTTAGCAAAAGAAATAACTAGAAGAGAAGCAGTAGGTGAAGCTGTAGGTTTAGATACAAGTTTATATGAAGCTGCTAAAATTAAAGAAAAAGAAATTACTCCTATACCTCAGTACGCAACAGGCGGATTAGTAAGACAACAATATTTTAAAGGTGAAGAAGTTTCAAAAGATTTTCCAGTTACAGATGTTAAAGAAACAGCAGCAGATAGAGTTGACCCTTTTACAGGACAACCTTACTCAGCACAAATGGAGGAATTAGGATTAGATGTTTTTCAAGAAAGATAATAAAATGGATATAGAACTTTGCAAAGCTGAAATAAAGAGACACGAAGGCGAAGTGTTAGAAATTTATATGGATAGTCTAGGCTATAAAACTTTAGGAGTTGGACACCTTTGCCAACCTAACGACCCTGAATATAACTGGGAAGTTGGCACACCTGTCACACAAGAAGTTGTAGATATGTATTACGAGGATGACTTTGAAAAGCACTACAAGGAAGCTATACATGTCTTTGGTAGCGAGGAAGACTTTGAAAAGCTACCAGAAGTTATACAGAGAGTGTTAGTAAACATGTGTTTTAACCTAGGAGGTTCAAGACTTTCAAAGTTTCGTAACATGTTAAAAGCTTGTAGAGAACATGATTGGGAGAAGATGGCTGTAGAAATGGAAGATAGTCGTTGGTTTAAACAGGTAGGTAGAAGAAGTATTGAATTACAAAAAATGGTATTAGGAGCCTGAAATGAAGAACGTATTAAAAAACATAGTTGGAGCTGTTGCACCTACATTAGGTACTGCCTTGGGTGGACCAATGGGAGGAATGGCAGCAAACATGATAGCTGATGTATTGGGAGTACCTAATACACCTAAAGCTATAGAGAAAGCTGTAGCAGAAGCTACTCCTGAACAAATGCTAGAACTTAAAAAAGCTGAACAAGCTTTTGAAGTTCAGATGAAAGAGTTAGAAGTAGATGTGTTTAAGTTAGAAACACTAGATGCTCAAGATGCTAGAAAGAACTTTAGTAAAGATTGGACTGCACGTATTATGGGTATAGCTACAGTAGGTGGATTCTTAGGATATATATTCCTAGTTACTTTACAACCACCAGAGCAGAACTCTGAAGCTCTTATAAACTTAGTACTAGGTTATCTTGGTGGTTTAGCAAGTGCTGTTATATCTTTTTACTTTGGAGCTTCTAACACTTCTAAAGACTAATGGAACAAGTAGTAGTCTTTATTCAAGAAGTTGG